ATGACAGAAAATAGTACACAAGAAGTCGTCAAAGACCTCGAAGAATATAAATTTGGATTTCACGATAATGCAGAACTTGAATTCACAACAGGTTTAGGTTTGACCGAAGAAGTCATTCGCGAAATTTCTGAAACAAAAAATGAACCTGAGTGGATGTTAGAGTTTCGTCTGAAATCTTTTGAAGCTTTTAAAAAATTGGACATGCCAAAATGGGGCCCAGATCTTTCTGGTATTGATTTTAATGATATTGTTTATTATCAAAAACCATCAGCAAAAGCTGCGCGTTCTTGGGAAGACGTTCCTCAAGAAATCAAAGACACTTTTGAAAAAATTGGTATTCCAGAAGCTGAACGTTCATATTTGGCAGGAGCTTCTGCTCAATATGAATCAGAAGTTGTTTACCATAATATGAAAGATGAATTTGAAAAATTAGGAATTATTTTCACTGACACTGATTCAGGATTACGTGACTATCCAGAAATTTTCAAAAAATATTTCAGTAAACTGGTGCCACCAACGGATAACAAATTGGCGGCCTTAAATTCTGCCGTTTGGTCTGGTGGGTCATTTGTCTATGTTCCTAAAGGAGTCAAATGTGAGATTCCGATTCAAGCCTATTTCCGTATTAACAACGAAAAATCAGGACAGTTTGAGCGGACATTGATTATTGTTGAAGAAGGGGCGTCTATTCAGTACGTTGAAGGATGTACTGCACCAACTTACTCTGCAAGTTCACTTCATGCAGCAGTGGTTGAAATCTTTGTTGAAGAGGGTGGTTATATGCGCTACTCTACTATTCAAAACTGGTCAGATAACGTCTATAATCTGGTTACCAAACGTGCTGCTGCAGAAAAAAATGCGACGGTTGAATGGATTGACGGAAACTTAGGTTCAAAAGTATCCATGAAATACCCAGCCGTTCATTTGAATGGACCAGGAGCGCGGGGAACAATGCTTTCAATCGCTTTTGCTGGAGCAAACCAAAATCAAGACACAGGTGCTAAAATGATTCATAACGCACCAAATACTTCAAGTTCAATCATTTCTAAGTCTATTGCCAAAAATGGTGGAGCAGTCAATTACCGTGGACAAGTTACTTTTGGAAAAAATTCTAAAAAATCCGCTTCTCATATTGAATGTGACACAATTTTGATGGATGATTTATCAAAATCAGATACCGTACCATTCAATGAGATTCATAATTCACAAGTTGCCTTGGAACACGAGGCGAAAGTGTCAAAAATTTCAGAAGAACAACTCTATTATTTGATGAGTCGTGGACTTACAGAAAAAGAAGCAACTGACATGATTGTCATGGGCTTTATTGAACCCTTCACCAAAGAATTGCCAATGGAATACGCTGTTGAATTAAATCGTTTGATTTCTTATTCAATGGAGGGTTCTATCGGGTAAAATGATAAAGTGTTGTTATATCAACATTTTATGATTGTTTTTTGTGAAAAACAATTCCAAAGGGGCATAAAAGGGGCAGATATTAATAAGTTAATTAATTAGTGATATATACTGATTAATTAACCATTGTGTTTGTGCCCCCCTAAAAGTCAATTATGCCCCTTGCAAATAAAAAGTGCCCCTTGTAATTGAGAGGCATTTTTTTATTTAATCTCATTTAGTTTTTTAACAATATCAATCTTAACAGATTTTGTGACGTGTGAATAGATGTTAAGAGTTGTCTTATAGTCGGTGTGCCCCACTCGATCCATTGCAGCGCTTAGAGGTATTCCAAGTTCTGCCAATAAAGCAATGTGAGAATGCCTAAAAATATGGGATGTAATATGCTTTGTTATTCCAACTTTTTCTGCAGCTCTCCTTACAACCACATTGAGGGTGTCCAAATCAACTGCAGCGCCATTAACAGTAAAGAAAATATAGTTATCTTTATTAAAATCATTACCTTTCAAAGAGCGATGAATTTCTAATAACTCAAGTTGTTCTTGGATTATATTTTTAATATTCTCTGAAATTGTTATTGTTCTGTAAGAGAACTCAGTCTTCGGAGTGGTTTTTATTTTCAACGCCCTGTCATAAGTGCCGTTAATTGTTACTGTCCCGTTTTCCAAATCTATTTCATCAATTGTAAGAGCAGCTGTTTCACCATAGCGAGCACCAGTATATGCCATAAATTCTACAAAATTGGCAATATGCTCAACTCTTGAAGTTATTCTCAGAACAGAAAGAATTTTTTTAATATCACTTAATTCAAGATAACTATCTCGTTTTTCCTGAACTTCATTAAAAGTTTTTATTTTTTTGGGAGCTTTAACAAAACTGGCTTCATTTACTTCAAGATAACCCATCCTAACTCCGAAATCTAGAATGGAGTGAAATCTTTTCTTGAAACCATTGTAGTAGCTATAGGCATAGCCCTCGTCCATCATCTCATTTACTAAATCTTGGATTAACCGGCGATTTACATTTCTAGCTTTTGTATTTTTACCGATTTTCTCTAATATACGATTATCATTGGCTGTTGTTCCACGAAGTGATGAGGCTTTGACCGTTGGAGACCAGTTTTTATAATATTCATCATATAAATCAACAAAAGTGATATCACTTCCTTCATTATGAGAAAGTATTTTATTTATTTTTTCAGTTAATTCTTTAAGTGCAATTTTTTGTGCTCGTGGTGTTTTTTTATCCAGGGTTACAGAAACCTTTTTTAATTTTTCCGTTAATGGGTCTCTATATCTTTCAAAATATTTGTATTTTCCATTTGGTAAATCTTCTATCCACATTTGATTTTTACTCACTTTCTTGCTAAAATTGAGTACAGTAAAACAGCTTCATTTGAAGTGTTTATACTGTATCTGATATTTAATCCACCCTCGTCCGACCAAAGATAGGGTGGATTTTTATTTTATTTAAGCAACTTTGCTTTTTGAATTTCAAATTCTTCTTGAGAAATAGCACCTGAATCAAGTAATTCTTTAAATTTCTTTAATTCATCAGCTATACTGGTAGTTGATGAATTAATTTGCATTGATTTTGAATAAATCTTTGAATTAGTATTGACCTGATTAATGAACTTCATGGCCTTATCAATATCTTTTTTATCTCTTTTAATTTCAGCAGTCCAGACAAAATCAGGTCCTTCAATTGTTAGATATTTCTCTCCTCCTTTTTTCTTCTTTGCAGCAAAAGCAAAGATTCCGAGCGCAACGAGTCTCGTCATTGTCACTCGTGCTTGAAGTTCTGAACCAGATTCTAGTCTTGCAGTGACATCGTTAAGCGGTTTTGTTTCAAATCCTTTGCTAATAGAATCTTCACTCAATTTAAAACCAAAATTAGAAATTGAAGAAGGAATTAGTGATGCACCGGCGTTTTTTAATACATCGGTTTGTGTTCTGTTTTTTATTTCTTCCATTTTTTGAGGGTCTTTTTTTGCATCAAAATATTCATTGAAAGATTTTGCTTTTAATAGTTCCTTAAATCCCATAATTTCTCCTTGCCAGTTTAGTGATGGTGCACATTATATACTTATAAATCAATTTCTACTTTGACAGCTTGACCGATTACAGCTGCTGGATTGTCTTGTGTAGCAAATTGGTCTTTAAATTCTTTGTTGATTGACACAAGTCTCAAGCAATCTATTTCATGATAAACTTTCTTTAAAGTTGCCTGACAATCATCTTGGAAAAGAACAGCTCCAATAGTACCGTCGGTCACATCAGGAACAGCTTCAATTAAAACATAAGATCCAAACGGAATCTTTGGCTCCATGCTATGCCCATCAACCATTAACCAATAATAATTACGAGCAGAAGATAAGAAGTGCGCAGGTACTGGTCTTGTACCATCGAAATTTTCAACCGCATCAAGAGGAAGCCCGGCCGCTATCCTACCAAGAATAGGAACATCTACCATGTCTTCATCAGGCTCATATTCCATAGTATTTGCAGGCATAACGAAGTTCTCTAATATCTTTCTACTTATGTATGGTGGTAAATCATCAGGCATCTTATTAATTGGAATCACTTTAGATTCTTTTTTCTTTTCTTGGTTTTGCTCATCTAATTGATTGGTTGCAGTTTTTAAAACTATTTTTTGTCTTGGCTCTTCGAGTTGCTTCATTGCGTCAATAGTTTTTTCAATAATAGGAAACTCATTTTCGCTTACCCATTCATCGCTAAATCTTGGGTCTATATCAGATTTTAAAATCCCAAAGAAACTAGCAATTTTTTCAACATTACCAGGATTAACCAAAGTTTTTCCGCTAGTATAGTCACTAATAGTACTTTGGGCTATTCCAGTTCCTCGTTGCAAATCTGCAGGTTTCTTGTTAAATTTATTTAAATATTTTTTTATATTACCTGCAATAATAGGCTTTAATGCTTCTTCTCTTGGCGTTAATTTTGATCTTCCCATTCCCATCTCCCTTTAATATTTAAATATATTATACCGAAAAAAATCGGTAGTGTAAATAATAAAAACTAAAAAATATCGAATAAAATCGTTTTTATAGTTGACACCGAATAAAATCGGTGTTATAATAATCTCATAAAGTCAAACAAGCGAACAATCATGGAGCATCAAGTACGGCAGACGGAACGGGCTCAAATGACGGTACACGACGTATCCACCGCGACGTAAGTAGCAAGTTTGGCAAATAGAAAGCCCCAGAGGGGCGGGGAGGTGATCTGATGAAGTTTGTAAAAAAATGTTATAGTATATCTTTGTTTTTATTGATAACCTTAGGAGCAATCAGCTCAATATGTGTATATGAACTTAAGGGGATACCTATTTATTGGAAATTGTTGATTATTTTGGAAGTTTTGGGGCTAGTTATAGGATTTTATAAATTAATTTATATGATTAATATTACTTTATTGGCTCATATTGAAAATAAGGAGCGGGAATTCCATATTTAGGCAATATTTTATAGATACTTGAACACTTTTCGAGATTTCCGTTTTTATTTCTGAACCAAGTAACGCCATTTGAATCTTTAAAAATCATTTCTGGAATAAAACGTTCACCTCCCATAGCTCTATCTGCTGGCATTTTAGTGGTAGTTTCTCCTGGTGGCAGTATTTCGAAATAATCACAATATTTGTCAAAATCATCATCAGAGGCATACTGAACTAGTTTTGAAATATCTGACAATTTACCTTCGCTTCGATTTGAGACATAAAAAACAAAGACATCATAAATTGCATTTTTGTTTGAATTATTAAGGGTAACCTTGTCGTAATCATCATTTCCGACATTATTATACCAATGAGAAACATTAATGGCTTGGGCTCTTTCATCTTGATTTTTTTGATTTTGCTGATTGTCGAAATTTACTTTCATTTGAAAGATAGTATTTGCGAAAGATGTAGCTAAAGCGAGTATTGATACGGTAACAGTTACCCAATCTTTAGGATTGAAATTCTCTTTAACTTGACTAATTTTGTTCATAAAACCTCCAATATAATTTTAGTTTAGTCACTTACATTATATCACGGAGTTATGATATCGCTCACAGTGAGCAGGGAAGACTGGCGAACAGGTTCGATTCCTGAACTTCCCTTACTGCGTATGCAGAAATTTAAAACACAGAAAGGAGCCAGTATGGCAGAGAAAACACCACCAAAAATCAAGCTAAAAGCTGCAAGAACCAATGCTGATTTTTCAGCTAAAGAAGTTGCTAAAATTGTTGGTAAAAACTATCAAACTATTTTAAGTTACGAAAAAGATAGCACTGAAATTCCTATGAGTTTAGCAAAAAAATTAGCTGAAATTTACGATTACCCTATTGATTTTATTTTTTTAGGAAAAACAACCGAGTATAAACGGTTTAAATCATATTAGAAAACTGAAATAAGAAAGGATTCAGAAATGAACCAATTAATTACAATCACACAAAACGAAAACAACGACCAAGTAGTAAGCGGTCGTGAACTACATGAATTTTTAGAAGTAAAAACACCTTATCATATTTGGTTTGAAAGAATGACAGAATATGGATTTACTGAAAACGTTGATTTTATAGGTTTTGAACAAAAAAGTTCAAAACTAGGCGGTCGTCCAAGTGTTGACCATGCGTTAAAAATTGACATGGCAAAAGAAATTTCCATGATTCAACGTAACGAAAAAGGGAAACAAGCTCGTCAATATTTCATTGAAGTTGAAAAAGAACTCAAACAACAGCTTTTACCGCAAACTCCTGAACAACAAATCGCATTACTTGCTCAAGGTAACGTGAACTTGAATAAAAAAGTCGAACAAATCGAAAATTCAGTTCTTGATTTGACTGACCGATTCGGACTTCCTTCAAATAAAGCTAAAGTTTTGCAAAAGAAAGTAGCAAGCAAAGTTTATATGTTTACTGGTGGTAAGTATTCAAATGCTCATAAGAAATTAGGAGCCAAGGTATTCAGAGAGTTTTATAAAGATTTGAACAATCGCTTCGATGTTGTGAAGTATAGCGATATTCCATTAAGCCGTTATGATGAAGCAACAGAATATCTTGACATGTGGCAACCTTCTTTCAACACAACACTTGAAATTCGTGGACTGAACTCACAAACTAGTTTTGATTTTGAAGCTTAGAAAGGAAATTAATATGCCCTATGCAAAAATAACCTATCTACCTGTAGAAAATGCAGAAGATGCAGAATGGTGTGACAAAAAACACCTTATGGAAGTCTGGCAAGGCTTATCAAAAGGCACATTAACAGCCTGGCTTACTGAAATGAGAGATCGACCTGAATTTAAAAAAGGTGTACTCAATCCAACTCACGGACTTGTATTTATCAATAAAGAAATATTCAAAGAGTTTGTAGAGTGGAAAGAAGCAACTCGTTATAAGAGTTATAAAAAATAGGAGGCAGCACTGTATGACTTACAAATTTATAGTTGAAGTTGACACTGGCGAAATCCTGTTTGACCTGGTGCACGACTTAATCACACAGAACATTAGAGCAATCAAGCTCATTGCTAAGAAATTAAATGCGGTGCTCCGCTAGAAAAGAGAGAAGATGAGCATAAATTTTGAAGAAATAGAATCAATTGTTGTAGAAACAGATGAAAAAAACTCCATACCCATTGCAACAATCACTGCGGATACAGTGAAACCAGAGCAAGGTTATAGAGTTAGAGTTAAGCCTAAAATTAAAAATTAGCCCTTAGGTGGAAATGGATCATTGCCATAACTGTTGCGTTCACGGATCTGCCCGTTACGGCCATGGATAAACATTTCAGAGTTTTGATTTTGAGAAATCTGAATTGCTTTGTTAATAGCTTCGGCTTGAGTTCTGAAGTTTGCAGTAGCTTTAGAGTTTCCTGCTCCTTTAACATTCCAACCACCGTTACTATCTGGAACAACATGTTGATTTTTACCTGGCATATATTTCTCCTTTCATTAATATTTTAAAAAACAGGAGGATGTTAGTTGGTATTAACGGATTTATCCTGAATTTCATTAACTATATTATACTGCTACAAATTGGTTTAGTCAACATAAAACACTATATATTGTGTTTAATTATGTAAAAAACAAGAAAGGAACACTAAATGTTGTGGTCGAAGATAAAAATGAAACTTGTTGAGAAAAATATGACCGAGTATGAACTTGGAAAAGTTACAGGACTTGGTGCTCAACAAATTCATCAATTTAAAAAAAGAAATTCTGAAAATCCTCGTTGGCTAACAATGGTCAAGATAGCGGATGCACTAGACATCAGCTTAGATGAATTCAGAGAGAAAGGAAAATAATGGAAACAACAATTATAAATGGTCGTAAAGTTCGAGTATTGCCAACATCAGTTGGACAAATCTATCATGATTTAATCAAACGAGAAAATCGTGGAGTAGTAGTCTTTGAAACATGGCAACGTCCAGACGGAAGTCTTTATATGACTTCACGCAAAAAGAATAAGCAAGAGCTTGCTACTGATAAAGCTGCAATGCTTAATGAATGTATTTCAGACTGGAAAAAAGTTTGGAACTAAAAAAGCCCGCACGGGCATGCGGACTAAGACGTGATATACATCTTTATATATTTTTATACCTAGATTATATCACATTTCAACAAAAATAAGAAACGGAGAGGATTATGGATATAGAGAATAATCTCATTTTAATAAATAATATCTTAGCTTGGGGGGCTAATAATTACAACTTCCGTAAAGGAACTCAAACAGTGGAGTTCTTTGAAGGTGTGTATACCCTTAAAGGCCAAAATCGCTATGATAATCGAGTTGTAGCTTTTGACTTCGACCCTGACGGCACGCCTTTGGGTATTTATAGGGAGATTGAAGAATGAAGAATATAACTCAAAAGCTTATCAAAGTTCAATCTGAGTTAAAAGCACCCAAAGGACAGAAAAATACTTTTGGTAATTATAACTATCGGAGTGCAGAAGATATTCTTGAAGCTGTAAAACCACTTTTATCAGAACAAGGGCTATTGATGACAATCACAGATATTGTCGAGCAGATCGGAGAACGTTACTATATTCAAGCTAAAGTTATCCTTACTGACGGTGAGGATACGGTCGAGGTTACTGGATATGCTAGAGAATCACTCAATAAAAAAGGAATGGATGATAGCCAGATAACAGGAACGGCTAGTTCATACGCTCGTAAATACGCCATGAACGGCTTGTTCTTGATTGATGACACAAAGGATAGCGACAGCAACGAAAATCGCACAGAACGCGAAAATAGGGCTAAAAAAGCAGATGTGGAAGCGGAACGAGAAAAGCAAGCCAAAATTGCAAAACTTAACACCCAATTTGAAAATGGGCTGAAAGCAGCAAAAGAAAAAGGTGCTCCAATGGAGCTTCTAACTGAGTGGAATAAATTACAGAAAGTGCAAGCCATTAAAGAAATTGCAAAATGGATTAATGAAAATATGGAGAAAAAATCATGAGTATTATAACAACAGTAGTTCAGGTCAATGATAAAAATACTAGAACAGTCAACACTCAAAAAGGGGAAAAGCAAGTCATCAGTACTCCTATTATTAAAGATTCAACTGGTAAATGGGTTTATGCATCAGCGTTTATTAATTTTAGAGTTGAAAATGGAGATATTTTGACGATTAGTGGACGAATTGAGCAAAAAGAAGATGGTCAGTATTTGAATAATAACTTTGCTTTCCCTACGGTGGAACGCTTGTATAAGCCCAAAGGAGCTGCTTCAAATTCATATCCTGCTAAAGATATTCCAAATATTGGCGAAGATATGGAAATCAACGACGAAGACCTACCATTCTAACTAAGTTAGTGCTGGAGGGTGGCGGAACGAGCCGTAAAGTCAATGAGTATTTAGTGTTTACACATAACCACTCATCGCCAGCTTTTAATTTGAATAATAAAACTTGAAATAAATATAGAAGAAAGGAGAGGATGTGGCAGATAAAAGATATTACTGGTTCAAAATGGAACAAAGCTTTTTTGAACAGAAAGAAATCAAATATCTTAGAAGACTTCCTGGGGGCGATACTTACACGATTATATATTTAAAACTCATTTTGAAAAGCTTAGAAAATGACGGGAAAATATATTACGAAAATATCGGTGACGATTATTCTCAAGAATGGGCATTAGAAATCGAAGAAGATGAAAAAGCGGTCAGTTTTTTAGTAGCATTTTTAATTAATAAAGGTTTAATTATTGATTGTGGTTTTGATGAATTTGAAATCACTAAAACAAAATCATTGGTCGGTTCTGAAACAGCATCAGCAGAGCGCAAACGTAGACAGCGAGAGCGTGAAAGGGAACTTTTACAATTTAATGATGTGACCGATTCACAAAAAAACGTGACATTGTCACAGGTGGGTCACATAGAGTCAGAGATAGAGATAGAGAAAGAGATAGATAAAGAAGCAGAAGCAAGCACAGCTACTTCAACAAATTCTGATTTTCAAAACTTAATTGAACTTTATCAAGCAAACTTTGGAATAGTAAAACCAATTCTTTATGATGACTTGAAAGCTGATTTAAAAGATTATGGTCTTGAGTTAATCATTGAAGCTGTCAAACGAGCGGTAAAAAGACAACGTGAGTATGCCTATGCACAAGGCATTCTAAAATCTTGGAATCGTTCAGGAATAAAAACACTTGAGCAAGCAAAAGCCGAGGAAGTGAGCTTTCAAAATAAATCTCAAAACAATCAGAATAAATTTCAGCAGCAAAAGCCAGTCAAAAAAGCACCTAACTGGTCTAATCAAAGATTTGAAAAAGACGAAGAAACAATGACAGCGGAAGAATTTGAGGAATATATGAATGGCTTGGGCTCTTAAAAAACGTGCTCTTGATGAGGGGCTATCAGAATATTACCGTAGCTTTATTCCTGGGATTACCCATAAACAATACTGCAGATATGTTGAAAAAGCTTATGAAGAGGAAATAGTATTAAGTCCTATCACTTTTATCGCAATAGTTAAAGGTATTGATAATGAAAAAGCAACCGAAATATTTTTTGAAAAAAATAAAGAACTGACAGATTCGGGAGTAATTCCTGCAATTGCTAGATTTGGAGAAGCAAGTGAAGTTTGAATTTGAATTGGATAAAATGCCAACTACTCAGCAGCAAAAAGGCATTAAAAAAGTGAATGGGAAACTTCAATTCTATGACCGTCTAGGAACCAATAACTACAGTCTTAAAGCTCAACTCATGAAATACAAGCCGAAAGAGTGCTTTGAAAAAAACGTTCCTTTGAAGCTATCCGTTACTTTCTTCTACGCTATTAAGCAGAAGAAACGCTGGTGGCAATGGAAAACAAGTAGACCTGACTTAGATAATCTTATGAAGAATTTGCAAGATTATATGACTAAGTTGTGCTATTACAGTGACGACAGCCAGATTGTATGGCTTGAGGCTAAAAAGGTTAATGACGAGAAAAACAGAATTGAAATTGAAATTACAGAGGTGTAAGAATGACAGCATTCAGAATCATACCAACTGTTAAATTATTTAACTTAGCTAAGAAAGCAAGATATGACGGTTATGGAAGTAATTCGGTTTATATCACAGTTCGAACTAAAGGAAGCCATGAACTGGTTGAAATTTATCGAGATATTAAATCTGTTTTCAACAACGGAAAAGATATGACATGGAATCAACTATTTAATTTTATGGATAAGCAACTGACAGAATCATTAGTTGTATTTGAATAGCTCGAGTTCATTAAAATTACGGTTACATTGAGCGCTTAAACCATTTCATGGATAAATTTATCACGAACAAGCTAAAAGCGCTTAGAAGCTAAAATATGAGGTGCTAAATATGGGATATTACGACACAAGAAATGAAGCTAGGAGAATCAGTAAGCTTGCTAGTCAAAATATATCGAGTGAGCAAACTAAAAAAGAATTTGAATTAGACAGCCAGAGCAAATTTAACCAAGAAATGCAGGCTGAGTTTCACGAAAAAATTAAAAAATTAGGAGGAAAGGAAAATGGCAACGAAAGTCTTTGATGTATTTATTGAGGGAGATAAAGTAGCAACTGGAACAATAGAAGAATTAATGGAAATCTTCAAAGTTTCTAAAACAGCAGTTTCACTTTGGATAAAAAATGGAAAAAGTAAAGATAGAGTAATACCGAAATATAAGCACGCTTTATTAAATCAAGAAAAAACAGATGCGCTTTTACAGGAAAATAAGAAAACAATGAAACAACTTCCAGCATCTGTCTATGATTTTTATGAAAAAGAAAACTTCATCATGACTGGAACGGCGAGAGAAATTTCTGAGCGATTAGGTTTAAAAATAAAAACTGTTTTCTACTATGTTCAAGTTGGGAAAAGAGAGCAGTCATATAGAAGTAAAAGAAATCATGCAGTTTTAAATCAATCTGAAACTAAAAAACGTTTCCCTAATCGAGATGTTTTAATGGAACCGAACGAGGAAGAAGAAAAAGGATATTATTCTTTGACCAAAGAGGAACGGGCAGAACGCAGATATAAACGCAAGTTAAAAATGAAAATGATGATTGAAAAAATGCAAAAAGAAGAATTAGGATAAACAATGAATAAAAAATTAATCACAACAGCAGTAGTCGCAGCAGGAATCTTTGGTTCAGCAACTTTTGGAGCTTATGCAGCTAATGCGTGGGCAGGACATCAAAATATGGTCGCTGTGCAACAGAATATCTCTATCTTGAAGCAACGCTTGCTAGACCGAAACGAACAGCTTAAACAGGCGAATAATAGCTCACAGCAATATGCAGACCGATTGAACCAATTGAACGACAAAATCAACCAGTTGAAAGACCAAATCAATCAAGATAACTCAAACTTGCAAAATCAAGCTGCTAGCTATCAAAATCAACTGAACGCACTCAATCAGCAAAAAGAAGAAGTTGCTAGACAATTAAATCAAGCGAACCAAGATAAGGCAAACATGGTGCAACAGATTAGTGATTTGAACTCAAAGCTAACTGCCGCTCAACAAAAAACTGACGAGCTATCTCAAGCCGTGACCGATGCACAACAGACTAAAGATTTATCAGACGATGCTGTCAATGCTACGAAATGAGGGATGAGATGAAACTAAGCGATTTTGAAGCGGTAAGTCCAGAAGACTTTGTGGTATTTGAAGACGGGATGCCATATAGCTATGTCATTGATAGATGGTATAAAACTGGTGCAAAAGAGGTTGATGATTTTCCTAAGTTCTACACTGCAGAGCAAATGCAAGAGTACGCAAAAGCGAAAGTAAAAGAACTACTTTTTGAGCAACTTTGGAACGATAGATTTTATGCCAATTCAAAAATTTTCTTTGATAAAGAAGTAGAAAAAATATGTAGCACTATTTTCGAGGAGGACACGAAAAATGACTAAGTTTGAAGAAGAATTTAACTATTTGATTGAATTATCAGGGAAAGTATTAATTGGACAAGTAGATGCTGAAGCATTTGAAAAAAACAGAATTGCATTTTTTGAAAAGTATGAAACAGACCAACAGCAAGCCCTGCCAGTCGTGCCAAGTTTTGTTGCTGAGTGGATTGAATGTGTAAAAGGAAAAGATAACAATGCAACAGCTTTATTGACTGACTTTGATAATATGCCAGATGATGTTAATGAGTGGCTTTTCTTTCAAAGACATGATAAAAATATTAACTTGATTCTTCGTGCATGGCTAGACGGCTACACAGTCGAAAAACCGCAGCTGTTCTATTTGAAGAATAAGCTGACGACAAGTTACTTGATATTAGACACAAGTACTGGATATTTTGAGCACTGGAGTAGTACCGAAGCGACAGGTCGGTATAAATCATCATTCACCCAATCCGAAATCAACAGCATGCAAACTGGGAGCTATGAGCTTGTGCCTGTGGAGGACGGAGAATGAAAAGACAATTTGTAAAACTAAATAAAAATGCGACACTTCCAGAAAGAGCGACAGAACACAGCGCAGGTTATGATATTTCAGCCAGCGAAACAGTTACGATTCAACCTGATGAAATTAAATTGGTAAGCACTGGTCTAGCTGTTCAACTTGGACATGATGAAGTTTTGAAATTATACGATCGCTCAAGCAATCCAGTTAAGCGTGGCATTGTATTGATTAATTCAGTAGGAATTATTGATTCAGATTATTATCCTAATGAATTCAAAGGATTGTTTATGAATATCTCAAAAGAGCCTGTAACGATTTCTAAAGGTAAAAGAATAATGCAAGGTGTATTTGTCAAATACCTTACAACAGACGATGACAATGCAAACGGAGAGCGTACGGGCGGATTTGGCTCAACTGGGGAGGTATAAGGATGACACAAGAAACAGCAAAAGCAGTTATTGACAGATTACAAGGTGAAGCAGGGTATGCAACAGGCGGATATGTTGATAGATTAGTATTTTCTGGTCTTGATGTTCATGAAATGTTGAATGAAATCGAACAAGCGATTGAATCTGACAAACTTTCGGTTGAAAAACTACAAGAACAGCTTAACACTGCGAAAAAGGCACTGACAGAAATAGCAAGTCCAAATGTGATTGGCGCAGCACGTATTCCGCTTTATAGAAAAATAGCAAGTGAAGCACTCGCAGCGATTGGAAATGAAGGGAGCGGCGATGAGTAAATTAGATGAATTTAAAAAAGTCGTAACTCCTATTGCATATGGATTAGCGCTTAAAACAGAGACAGGAACTACAGAGTACCAACAGTTATATGCTGAGGTAGATGTTGTCAAATATTTCCAAACTAAACCCCAGCTCACGATTCCGAAAAGCATTGCGGAACAAGCGGATAAGACAGATTTAGATACATTATTTGAGTGGGGGCAACAAGAATTTTATCAATGGTTCAATCATGAACAGGATGAATTTATGCCTGTCATTTATGCCTACCTCGCAGGCAAAGCCCTCGGAGTTGATTTAGTGAAAGTGGTGGAGGGATGACAGCGGAGGAAATCGTGCAGAACTACCAAATTAAGTTGATGAAAATTATATTCAAAGAAATTGATAGCCTGATGATAAAAAAAGAAAATGCGGATATTAACGCACATAAACTTGCTGAAAATGGGAACTCTGTCAGAACATCGGCGTATTGGAAATCAGTAGGGAATGCAGAGTTTTACATTAAAGAAATTTACCAAAAATTGAGTGCTTTAGCAGAAATGGATAGACTTTTCCGCTGGTCGGAACGCCTGCACCAAGAACAATTAAAATTTACAGAAAAGTATCCAAGAGTTATGGAGAAATACCGACAAACTAATATCGCTGGTCAATGACTGGTGGGGAGGGATTGAATGAATCCAAGAATAAGTGAGCTATTTGATAGGCTTACAGAGATTGACGAAACATTAAAGTTCTTAGATCCAAAGAAAGGCGAAGATTTTTGCCGATGGATATATTTTTTAGAATCAAGAGATATTGTTTGTATGTCTATAAGACGAATACGTAAAAATATAAACCCACAGATTCCAGAACCTTGGGCTAGTATGACCGCTGATGAAATTATAAAAGGATTGGGGGTATATAAATGAAACTTTTGTGTAAGCTGTTCGGGCATAAGTGGACGTTTGAAGATAAAAAATTGCTTCTATTGCCATATGGAAAGCATCACTGTGAGCGTTGCGGATTGCTATATAAATATAACGAATCAGAGCCTGATACATACGTTAAATGGCTTGATAAACATATGGATTGAACGCAAAAAAGCTCGAGTTGACCAAGCTCGAGCGAAATACGAATTTACAACTTATTATAATATTTTTGGTCAGTTATATTATATCACATATTGAGCTAGGAACTCGCTAAACTCAACTGGAGGAGAAAAAATGTCACAAGAAATTACCGTTGATTTTTCAGAACAAATCGCTAAAACACAAACTAAAATTGATATACTTCAAAAATTGATTCATCATGTTAGAAATCAAAACATTGTATTAGATGATTTTAAAAAGAATCATATTCCTAGGGATACAAAATTTGAATTAAACTTGGGAGGAGTTTTAAAATGTTTCGTTAAGATTGATGTTGGCACACTCATCCCTTTGTTGGAACAAAATATCGAAGATAATACAGCTCTTATCCATGAGTTGGCTAAAGAACTTGGAATTGAGGTTGAATAAAATGAAGAAAATCAAAAATATAGCAATTTCCACTGTTTTAGGTGCTTCAGCGCTTATCGGACTATCAGCCTGTTCACAAGCTGATAAAGTGAGCCAAAACGTAAGCAATGATGCAGATAATTTTAAAGTTGAACGCAGAGTGGTTATTATCAATACTCGCACAGATAAAATCGAATTTGTTGCTAAAGGGCTTATCTCTGTTAATACTGAGGACAGTAAGAAACTAGTAATTCTAGCAAAGGTAGGGAAAAGTCAGTACAAAAAAGATATTATTAATTTAACAAATAACAACATGTATACCGTTGAGGACTTATCAGGAGCGAACGTAAACAGTTATAAATATGAAGTGACGTGGTTACCTGAATCAGTTGTTCCTGTGAAAATTGTTGGAGAAAAATGATGGGTATTTCCATAGCGAACTTTTTAATTACATTACTGACTTATCTTTCAATATGGTCAGTAATTGTAGTTATATTCATTGGACTGATGAGCCTGATAGCTTACTGGGCTTATTTAGTATATAAATTTCTAAGAAAGATAGGAAAATAAACAGCAAAAAAACTCCACACTTGGTCAGTAGTATGGAGCAACTAATTATCAACTTAGTTTGTGTAATATTTTTGACCAATGTATATTATACACTATTAAACAAAAAAAGCCCACGGCAATGGGTTTCGGCAACTGATTTATCTAACTTAATTATACCACAAAAGGAGAATTTGATGAATGGCAGATAAGTTAGATAGAATTATTGGAGATTACGTGAATGGCAGACTTGAAGCCAGAATAAAATCAATTGAAAGCAGATATCTTTATAAGCAAAAAGTTGATAACTTAGGCATTCGTACGGCTTATTCTGGCGGTTCGGAACAATTGAGCCACGTTATAAATCAAGAAGCACTTGAAAATGATGAGGAATACATCAAACTCAAAGACCTGATGTACCAATTCAGCTTGTGGTACGAACCTTTAATCAAGGAG